CTGCAAATATGGTTTATAGTTATACTGAAGATCCATATTTTAAAGATTGTTTTTATTGGGGTGAGTTAAAAACTATTCCAATGGCTGAACTTGTTAAGATTGATCCAGATATATCAAACGAAGATATGGAGCAAATTGCCAAGTATAGTCAATCTTGGTATAATTATTACAACAACGCTCAGTATTATGAAAACTCTTTATTTTATAGAGACACATGCACATTATTATATTTTAATTATAAAACCACACACACTTTTGTCTACAAGAAAAAACAATTAGCAGATGGAACTTTTAAAGTCGTAGAAAAAGATGACCAGTTTAATCCGCCAGAAGAAATGATGGAGGAAGGAAAATTTGAAAGAGTAGAAAAAAAGATTGAGGTATGGTATGATGGTATTATGGTTATGGGTACAAACATTTTATTGAAATGGGAGTTATCACAAAACATGGTAAGGCCAAAATCCTCAAGCCAACATGCATTACCAAATTATGTAGCTTGTGCACCAAGAATGTACAAAGGAATGTTTGAGTCTTTATGTAGAAGAATGATACCTTTTGCAGATTTAATTCAAGTAACACACTTAAAAATTCAACAAGTAATTTCAAGAATGGTCCCAGACGGTGTTTATATTGACGCTGACGGGCTTAATGAAGTTGATTTGGGTACGGGTAATGCTTATAACCCTGAAGATGCTCTAAGGCTTTATTTTCAAACAGGTAGTGTAGTTGGTAGAAGTTTTACGCAAGACGGTGAATTTAATAACGGTAAAGTTCCTATTTCTCCATTGACTGGTAATAGCGGAGCAGGAAAAATGCAGATGTTAATACAAAATTATAATTATTATTTGGACATGATTAGAACTGTAACAGGTCTTAATGAAGCAAGAGATGGCTCAAGTCCAAATCCAGATGCATTAGTTGGTGTTCAAAAATTAGCTGCTCTTAGTTCTAACACAGCCACCAGACATATACTAAATGCAAGTTTATATATAACTCAAAGATT